ACAGATGATTTTTTGCATAATGGTTTAATCATATCTCTTGTTTCAGTTAACTTTACAACTACTGCTTTGTCCTCCACTTTTTTAGAGTATCCAGTAATTGTTTTTTTAACCGTCTTGATTTCCTTGTTGATAAAAGACTTAAGAGCAGGGCTATTAGTAACGCTGTTAACATATTCTTTTAATAAGCTTTTTTGGTTTTCTCCTAAACCACTATACTTGTCATTAAATTTTTCAAGTAAAACTTTGTAAGTAAGTAATCTAGTATCTTTATCATACTTAGCATAGTCTTCCATTACAACATCTTTTTTAGGCTTATTTTCTAATGTTTTGCCTGTAATATGTTCAAGTAATGTTACTTTTGAATTAACTATTGATAAAGGAGAAGCATCTTTATTTTCAAGTAAATTAAAAATAGATGCCATTATTTTATAGTTTGAAATTTTAGCTTTAAAGAAATCGTTTATATCATATGTATCTTTAATTTCTTTAATTAAATTATACTTTTCTCTTCTTAACTGACTTTTATTTAACCTTCCATGAGCTTCAATTAAAGTATTGATTAATATAGTAGCATTTGCTTCTTCTTTAAATTTTTTACCAATAAATGTGTGGTATATTTTATACTCTTTTAATAAAGCTGAATCACCACTAAAATATTTTTTAATGATAGACAAGGACTTTGGATTATTACCCGCAATAGTATCTGCAGTTAATTGCCTTGTAAGGAGTTCGAATAAAATTCCAGTATTCTTGTACTTAGAATGTTTTACTTTCATTTAAATTGCAATTTATCTGTATATAAATATAGACTTTTTCCTAAGACTTAATATTTTTCTCAGATAAAAGACCGTCTTCATCTATCTCATTTAAAACACGTTTTTTATTACGTATTTTTTGAAGAGATTTTTTAATATTTGCAGCTTCAAATGTAGAAACTTTATTAGTATCTGTTGGTTTTTCTGGTCTTAGGGCTGCTTGTCCACTTTTACCTAAAGGATCTCTACTAAAATTACTTTTATCAGAACCGTATGTAGTTGGTTTTTCTACTGGTCGTCCTACAGGTTCTTTTTCATCATATCCTGTTGGTACCTGAGCAGGGCCTACTGCTTTATCTCTTTTATTACCATATAATGAGGCTAAATCGTGAGGAGTACCATATGACATACCAGATTCTGATGGATCATTTCCTTCATTTTCAATTTGTGCCATTCTAAATTTATGAAATGCATCTTCAACTTGTTGATCTTTTTCATCATTATATTGATCAGGAGATAAACCATATACATTTTCATAAACCCAATCTTTACTAAATAAACCTTTATCTAACATATCACCTGCTACTGTAGTTTTAGCAGTAAATAATTCTACTTTTTCTTGTTCATAAATTACAGATGGTGTAGTTAATTCCAAAGAAAAATCAACTAATTGATCGTCATCAAAACCCTGTGAATATAAATGTACTAATGCAATTTTTGTTAATTCTGATTCTATAATTCTTTGAACACGTTCAACTGTACGAGCAAATCTAACATCCATACCCGCTAATGTTGATTTTCCTTCTACTCCTTCTTCATAACCCAAAAATGGTTTAGGTATTTTAAGGGCTGCCATCATTTTATTTTTAATATACTCAATATCTTGAGTACCATCATAATCTAGGCCTTTTGTAGTTTCAATACGGGTTGAGTTATCATTACCTCTAACTGGTATGTAAAAGTCTTCAGTAATGTTTTGCATATTATATTTTAAATTATAATCACCTGTGCCTTGGTCTATGTAAGGTGTTTTTTTCATTTTATTAACAGTTTCACTCATAAACTGTTCTACTTGTTCTGGTGGTATAGCTCCTACATTAATATAAAAAGTTCTTTTTTCTGGGGCTCTCATAATTCTATGAATTAACATTGCATCTTCCATTAACATTAATTGTTTAAATACTTTACGAGCTGGTTCTAAATAAGCCCTACCATAAGGAAGATAATTAGAATCTGTAAGTAATCTAAAATGTGCTACTTCATAATTTTCTAATTGGAATTGATCTCGTCTAATTGTATTTGTGGCACCCGAAGCTAAACCATTTGGGTCAAGTGTAAATCTAGTATAAGATGGGTTTTCTGGATCTGTTCCTTCTTCTCTTACTACTTCATATACTGATAAAGGTATAACATTATACACACCAAATTTTTCAGATACTTCCATTTTAAGATAAAAATCTCCATATTTACACATATTTCTAACCCAAGTAGATAAATTAAATTCTACGTTTAAAACATCATAGAATAAATTATGAAGTACTTTACGTACATTTTCATCATTAGAATTTATATTTAAAACTTGCCCATATTCATTTCGTGAAGTACATTCATCAGAAATAATATCTAATGCAGCTGCAATAATGGGGTCATGATCCATAGCTTCATAATCACTATAAAGCTGCAGTCTCATTGACTGGTAATTAAGTGTTGGGTTATATTGTAGTGAAGATCCTACAGGTCTATGTAAACGTGTAAATCTATCATAAAGTGAATTTGTGGCTAGGTTTCCATATTTTTGGATCCTGCCGGTATCCATTACTTTAAGTTGTTTTCCTCCTACATTTCGTATAATTACATCACTTGAAAATAAACGTTGTAATCTTGAAAATAAACTAGTATCTGCCATTCTTTAGTTGTTTGTTATAAATATATTAGAGAAGCCAAGTCAAATCTTGTTGTCCATGTTCCCCCATATCTTGGGTCCAACCCGCTTGTTTTTTACTTACACCATTAGTAGTATAAATACCAGGTGTACTTTTTCCTAAGTTCTTTAATGTAGCTCTTGTTAAATCTATTCCTTGTTGTGCAAATTTAAGTGCTGTGTCTCTTACATAACACCCAGTTGCTAATGACATAACTAAATCATCATTATATCCTATTTGTGCTTCTGCTCTTCCGTTTTTCCAAATAAAAGTACGCATTTCTTCCATGGTTCTTTTTCCTTGGATTATTACTGATTTTTCTCTCATATAGGCATCTAGTTTACCTATAGTTAAAGGACGAGTTTTCATACTCATTGTAAAACCAGGAACCATTTTTGATGTATCTGTTACATCATACCCTTTAGCTAAAAATGCTTCTGCACTTGTACCTGCGTCTCCTTTAGGTGAATAATATAAATTTTGATAACCTTTATCAATTACAATTTGGATTGTGTTCCATCCTATATTAGCGTTTTCAATTACAAGTAACGCATTATTATATTCAGTAGCGATTGCTACTAACATATGGCCATATTCTTTTGTGCCAATTTGACCTTTAAATTCACCAATTTGTTTAGCTTCTTCAATATCAATAATATGGAATGCAGAATAGTCTTTAGAATCACCTCTAGCTACATCTGCTACGATCATATATTTTCGTGTATAATCTGGATATTCCCAAATATGTAAATTACCCTCTATACCTCTTTTTTCTACAGGCTCACATATAAATGTTTTTTCATAATAAGATAAAAGATCAACATCAAATACAGTATTACCAGAAGTTGTAAAATCACAGTCACATTCTTGTGCTGCCATTCTTCCTCCCAATTCTGCATCTTGTTGATCTCTCCAAGCTTGATTTCTTTCAGGGTGTACTGTCCAAGGTAATCTAATTGGTACAAATCCATTTTGATTTTCTTGAGCTTTAACCCACATTCTGTGAAAGAAGTTACCTGTACCATTTGGTGTAGATAATACAATTGCTCTACCACCTGTTGAAAGTGTTTGTTGCGATGATGCCCAAATATCTTCTATTCTATTTTCTTCAATAAAGGCGGCCTCATCAATAATCAATAAAGAAATTGCTTCTGATCTACCAGCATCACTTGCTGCTGATACTGCTTTAATTTGAGAGCCATTTTTTAGCCGTAATGCTAATTTATTTTTTTCAACAAACCCAATTTGTAACCAAGAAGGTAAATTATCATACATAAACTTTACCTTTGTTACTAAGTTTTTTGCTGTGTCTTGTTTGGTTGCAACTACTAATATATTTTTATCTTTTTGAAATACCATCATCCATAAAGAAATACCTGCGGATAATGTTGAAATACCTAACTGTCTAGATTTTAAAATAATATTTCTATCATTTTTATTTAGT